ATTCCTACTCCCGTTATGGCTGGTGTACGGACTCCTATTAGGCAGTACGCTTCTTGCGTGTTGGTTGATGTTGATGATACTTTATCTAGTATCTTTTCCAGTGATATGGCTATTGGCCGTTACGTTGCCCAAAGAGCAGGTATCGGAATCAACTCTGGAAGAATACGAGCTATCAACAGCCGTATTAGAGGAGGTGAAGTACAACACACTGGTGTTATCCCTTTCCTCAAAAAATTTGAAGCAACTGTTAAGTGCTGTACTCAAAACGGAGTACGAGGCGGTTCGGCAACTGTTCACTTTCCGATCTGGCACGCCGAAATAGAAGACATCATTGTTCTTAAAAACAATAAAGGCACCGAAGACAATAGAGTTAGAAAATTAGATTACTCTATTCAAATCTCAAAATTATTTTACGAAAGATTTATACAAGAGGGTGAGATAACTTTATTTTCACCACACGAAGTACCTGAACTATATGAAGCTTGGGGAACACCAGAGTTTGACGAACTTTATGAAAAGGCAGAAAGAAAATTATCTATTAAGAAAACAAAAGTTAATGCACAAGAATTATTTTTTGATATATTGAAAGAACGTGCTGAAACAGGCCGTATCTATATTATGAATATTGACCATTGTAATACTCACTCATCTTTTAAAGATAGAGTTTATATGTCAAATCTATGTCAGGAAATAACTTTACCAACCACTCCAATACAACACATTGATGGAGAAGGTGAAATTGCTTTATGTATTTTATCTGCCATCAATGTGGGTAAAATCAATAAAAGAGATGAACTAGAACCTTTATGTGATTTGGCTGTAAGAGCATTAGATGAAATTATAGACCATCAAAAATATCCTATCAATGCTGCTGAAGTATCTACAAAGGCAAGAAGAAGTTTAGGTATTGGTTATATTGGCCTTGCTCACTATCTTGCTAAAAAAGGTTACAAGTATGAACAGAAATTAGCATGGAGACAAGTTGATAAACTTACAGAAGCATTTCAATATTTTCTATTAAAGGCAAGTAATCAACTTGCAAAAGAAAAAGGACAATGTTCAGCATTTAAACAAACAAAGTATGCAGATGGTATACTACCTATTGACACTTATAAAAAAGACGTAGATGAATTAGTAAAAAGAGATTATACTTACGATTGGGAATGGTTAAGAAGTGAAATAAAAGAACATGGTTTAAGACACTCAACACTTTCAGCTCAAATGCCAAGTGAATCATCATCTGTTGTATCAAACGCAACAAATGGTATTGAGCCACCAAGAGATTATTTGTCAGTTAAAAAATCTAAAAAGGGTCCTTTAAAACAGATCGTACCTGAATATAATAAACTAAAGAACTTTTATACATTACTTTGGGATATGAAAGGGAATGAAGGATATATAAATATCGTTGCAGTAATGCAAAAGTATTTTGACCAGGCAATATCAGGTAACTGGTCTTATAATCCTGAAAATTATACTGATGGTCAAGTACCAGTATCGGTAATGGCACAAGATTTGTTGACGACATATAAACTAGGTTGGAAGACTTCTTATTATCAAAACACATATGACAGTAAGAAGGATGAAGAAGAACCTGCTCATCCAGTTGGATTCCACGATAACGTGCCAGAGGATAAACAAGAAGAAGTAAAAGAGGAAGAGGATCCAGAAAACTGTGATTCTTGTACAATTTAATGAAAACAGTATTTAATAAAGATAAAAAACTAGATAGTACAAAACAACCAATGTTTTTTGGTGCAGATTTAGCTGTACAAAGATATGATACATTTAAGTATCCTGTATTTGATAGATTGACACAACAACAGTTAGGTTTCTTTTGGCGACCAGAAGAAGTATCTTTACAAAAAGATAGAAACGATTACTCTCAATTATCTGAATCACAAAAGTTTATCTTTACATCTAATTTAAAATATCAAACAATGTTAGATTCAGTACAAGGTAGAGGTCCGTGTCTTGCATTTTTACCATTTGTTTCTATACCTGAATTAGAAGGTGCCATTGTTGCATGGGACTTTATGGAAACAATTCACAGTAGAAGTTATACATACATTATTAAAAATCTATATTCAAATCCATCTGATGTATTTGATACAATTATACAAGATGAGAAAATAGAAAAAAGAGCAAAGTCTGTAACTGAAGGTTATGATAAACTAATTGATTTAGGTTACAAATACAAACTAGACCCTAAATCAGTTGACGAATATGAACTAAAGAAAGCACTATGGCTATCACTAGTTACTGTAAATGTATTAGAAGGCTTAAGATTTTATGTATCATTTGCTTGTTCATTTGCTTTTGGTGAACTTAAACTTATGGAAGGTAGTGCTAAAATATTATCATTGATTGCTAGAGATGAAAGTCAACATTTGTTAATGTCACAAAGCATTATTAATAATTATAGAAATAAAGAAAATGATAAAGTAATGAACAAAGTTATTAAAGATACAGAAAAAGAAGTTTATCAAATTTATGATGACGCAGTCCAAGAAGAAAAACGTTGGGCGACTTATTTGTTTCAAAAAGGTTCTATGATAGGCCTTTCTGAAAAACTGTTACATCAATATGTTGAATATATAGCAAATAGAAGAATGAGAACTATAGGATTAAATCAAGTATATGAACACTCATCATCCAATAATCCATTACCATGGACACAACATTGGTTTAATAGTCGTTCAATGCAAAATGCTCCACAAGAAACTGAAATAGAAAGTTATGTTATTGGTGGACTTAAACAAGATGTAAAAAAAGATCAATTTAAAACATTTAAACTATAATGACAACACTTACTCCACCAAATTTAAATAAAGTTACAATCAGTTGTAAAAACTGTGATGTATCCTATCATGTTGAATGGGATGAAGAAATAGAACCAACTACTTGTCCTTTTTGTGGTGCAGACACTTCTATAGATGAAGAGGATGCAATTTTTGACAATGAAGAAGACGAAGACGATTGGAATTGATTATAGTTTAACAAGTCCTGCTATATGTGTATGTAGAGGTAAGTTTAAATTTGAAAATTGTAAGATATACTATCTTACAAATGTAAAAAAATATGAAGGTGATTTTTGTAATGGACAAATAAATGGCAGACTTCATTTACCCTATACCTCCGAGACACAACGACACGATCAAATTTCCGATTGGGCGATTAATATTGTTGATACTGCTATTGGTAATATTTTTGTAGAAGGCTACTCATAT